CAAAGTTTTCTTTTTTCAATTGACCCTTTTTATCCAGTAACCAATTAATTTGTGGTTCTCTCTTGCTAACTTTATCCCAGATAAGTTTTTTCTTATCAACATCTTTTGGTAATCCACCGAATAAGACCAGTTTTCCCGCACTACCTGGTTGCATAAACTCAGGGAATGCATATCTTCTTGCTTCGTATGTTGAGATGTATTCTGGGACAACACCAATCACATCATAGCATATTTTGGTAACCATTCCGTTAAAACGTAATAAGGTCCCAACGGTATTAACGTTGTTTGACCTTAATAATGGTTCTTCAATAACTACGTGTTTGATATTGAGTGTTTTGTACTTCTGTACAAAATCATAAAACAAATCAGCTTTTTTGATAAGCTCTTCAGTCTTTGTTTTAGGTTCGGGTTTGGCTTTTGGAGAAATGTGTGTTAACTCCAAAAGCTCCCCTTTATTGTTGAATAATGAAATTCCGATTGTTTTAGTTGAAACGTCTAGTCCAAGTAAGTAATATTCTTCTTGTATCTCTTTTATCATAAAATTTTAATTATAGTCTTATTTTGACATTAAACGACACAACATCATACCAATACTTTTTAATTGGTTGTGTTGGTTTGCAAATCGCCAATAAATTGCCATCAGCATCATGGATACCTAATTGTGTGATGATAACAGGGTATAGATCACCATTTGTTGATTTGAATGATGCCCAATCTTCCGTTTGGTCAACCCCCATCATATCCTTTGCCGTATCATTTGTTGATTTAAAGAACTCGTCTGAAGAGGCTAAACAAACAATATTTAAAGATTTTTCGGTGTTATAACTGTTGTATGACAACATATAATCGGTAGTTCCAGTATAAATAAACTGTGTGCTATCCCATAGAATGTCAGTGCCATCTTTTGTTACGATTAATTCATATGTATCATTACTATCTGTGGTTCTAACATCGCCTCTACTATCAGCTGTTACTGGTGTATTTGATGAGTCCGATGTTATATCATAATTTTTAACCATGCTACTACCAGTACCAGACGTGTAAATGTAGCCGTCAAAAATGTTATGGAAATATGAATCAACGATCAATGGATGTGTGATAACAATAAACCCTTTATCTAAGTAAGCCGCACCAACGCAAACATCATTTTTATAGTTGTATGTTGGTTTTTCTTGGGCACCTGGTGTGAAAACTCTAGTTCCGTTTATAACTTCGCTATATGCATCACCCCAGTTATTAAAGTTTACGTATGGGGGTTCAATCGCATCTGTGAATAATAAAACAACGTTACTTTCATATGTTGTTGAACTAACTGTTGCCAAATCTGGTCTAATACCAAGGGTGCCAATACTAATATCTGGTTCAGATAATTTTTTATCCAAATTATTATTTATTCCAGCATGGTTATATGTACCATATAGTTCAATTGTACCTGGACCTGTCCAACCAGTCATAATGCCTAAACGTTTTGGGTCAGTAACACTTGATGTTGCACCTGTGTAGTAAGGTAATTCTAATTTAATAGTCTTACCATCAATGATTTCACCGTATTTGTTATTTGGTATCTCAAATATCATATACAAATCGTTTGGAACTGGTAAATTCCATGGTTTGTTTGTTTCAAACTCATTACAACCAATTGTTTGCATAACAGTAGCGTAATACTCACCAGTGTAACCTGTTGTTGGGTGAACAAGTAGGGTATCTGTTGATCCCGTAAATGTGTTGTCAATAGCTGTCCATTTGTATGCAACACCATTTTTAGTAACAGCAACGGTATCATTTGTACCAGCAGCGCTTAATACACCATAAGCCGATCTTGAGTATTTTTTATACTCTTCATTGGTAACAGGTAGATTAAGTGATTTTAGTAAGTTAGCAAAGATTGTGTTATTATCTTGTCTACCAACAAAGAAACCTGGTAAAATGTCAGTTGTGTTTAGTGTTGTTCCGCTAAATGTGTGATTTAGTTGTTGAAAACCGTTTGATAAATCAAAAGGTACACTTTCATTAACCAAAACAACACTTTCAACCGTTTTTAAGACGTTATAATTTGTTGGATTAACATCATATTCGATGTAACCACGGCAAGCACCACCATATTGAGGTTGTGAAAACTGTGTATCGTTATATGCAACGGAAAAAACGTATGCATATCCGCCATTAGCCGCAATTTGTGCTGGATTATCGCTAAGATTGGATAACGATTGGAATTTACCTAAAGCCGTATTTGAACCTAGGTTATTTAATTTTACGTATAAACCAGTATTTGTTGAAACCTCTGTGTGTGTAATTACAACATTTTGGGCTAATGTTGGTACATACGCTGGGTTTTCTAATAAATAGAACTCAGCTATACCATTCGTACCAGTACTAATGGTTCTACTATAATATGGGACTCTAACTTTTAATATCGCACTCATTTTATGTTATTTTCTTAATATTTGACCTTTTATTGTTATGTTTTTTGATATTGCGTATACATTATCATTATAGTCCCCAGTTATATCAGTAACTATTTGATTTACAGTTGATAACGCATTGTAGTTACCATCTTCATCTGAAATAGAAAAAGTAACTGGTTTAAAACCTTGTTCTAAAAGTCTTCTTCTACCCAACTCTGTTAGGTAAACTTTAATTTCTTCGGTGCTTCCGCTTTGTGGTACGAACCCCATGTTTTTAGTTTATTTAATTATATTAATTTTATTGTACAAATCAAGTTATTATTCCTATATAATAAATATATGGTTATTTTGTTTTTTCATTTTAAGTTTTAACTAGTATTAGACTAATAACAACTTCTTCGGTAATTCGACTGTTAAATTCGCTATCAGCAAAACAGTTTATATTAAAGCTCAAATCAATTCCACCAACTCTCCTATCTGGATCATTTGATGTTTTACCGTAATGTTGTGCATCTAAGACGTTTAGGTTTAAAACTTCATAATAAGCCGAAAACTCTAATGTCGTTAACGGTAGTAACATTTTATTTGAACCTAGCAATCCAACTGGGGTGACAAGGGTTAACCTACCAATTAGTTTACCGTTATTTGTTAATTGATATACTTGGTAGTGTTTAGTACCAACAATTGATTCGCTACCAGTTAAATTTGTCTCATCATATTCGTTAACCAGTATCAGTTTTAAAGTGTTTAAATTAGATTTTAATTTAGGGTCTCTAAACTGTGCTTTAGCAAATGTTAAATTATTAAAATATATTGATTTTGTGTTTGGGTTCAAAATACTAAACTTACCCTCAGATTCACTGGTGATATATTTGTCTGGCCCAACAACACTGATACCTGGTGTATTTATGTAAAAATCAACTTTAGGTATACTAAAGTTAAAAATGGGCATTTTGTACTCGACTCTTCTTCCTACTGTTATTGTTGCCATATTAATTATCCTATTTCTGGTAATGGGCCCCCGTCAACACTTGAACTACTTTCCATATCATAAACATAACCAACGGTTGTTTGTGATATTGTTCCATTGTAATCAACGATTATTTTAAACTCTTTGTTACCAGTACAAATATTTGAATTGAATAATTGTTCCGTACTAGCGTCTAGTTGAGCCGTGACTTTAAACATATAACCACTCATAAAATTAAATGGGCTAATGTTAGGTTCCGCTGCTAAACCCTGGTTCTGCATTGTGTAGGTTACACCTATGCCACCAATTACTGGTGTTGTAAAGGATGTTATGTAAAGATTACCACCACTACTAACTGTTGATGTTTGCGTTGTTCCGTATCCAGTATAACCAATGGCACCCTCTATCCATGAAACAGACATCGATGAAATCCCAGTATTTTCAATAAGATATACACTTGGGTGTGGCAAATAAGATACATTTATCGTATCACCACTTATATCAACCCAGTTATTAAAAAAAGACGTGCTTATATTAACATAACCGTTTGTATATGGATTACTTGTTGATCCACTATAAGCGCCAGCGTAATCATAAACTTTTAAATCCGATAATTTAAGTTTTTTCTTGTTATTACCGAAGACAGCGTAAACATCAACAGCGATAGTATACCCATTTGAACCAACGGTATAGTTTTCCCCATCACCATTAAAATTAAAATACAGGTCAAATTCTGTATAATAAACCTCACCTTTAACCAAAGTATTGATTTTTTTAAATTGGGTGTAATCAACGGCTATAGTTCTCGAGGCACGTGAGTTATTACCGATAAAACCGTTACCCATGGGCATATTATAAAAATCGGAAGTTTTTTCAACCAGATTATAAGAACCGTTTATAAATTCAAAATCGGATAAATCATTTGATCTATACGGGTGAAAATCGTAATTTTCTATTAAAGCGTTAACACCATTTGTATTATATGATGCGTAATCATAAGGCGCTTTAAGGTGTATACCGTTTAAATTTTTAAGGTTGTATTGTCTAGCCATTAGTCCTTATATGTTATTATTTTAATCGTTTCTGTCGAAAGGTCTGGATCGTATGCAATGTAATTGTTTTCAGCTCTTTGGTTAACGCCCAAAAAACCATGAGTGAACAGTATATTGTTATCCACAGAGCCTCGTTTAGAGTCCTGTGTATAGACTTCACTTGTATTATTAACTTCTGTGGAATCATAAAATTTTATTGTTGGTATTGTTTGTCCAGTTAAAACATGGGGATCAACACCGCTCATCTGGTCATAGTTTGAGTTGTCTATTAACGAAAAATATTTAATTTCATTCCTAAAACCATTGTTTACGAAAGCTTCTCTACCCTTGTCCGTAAGGTATATCTCAAAAGTATATTTATTTCTTTTTATAAATCCCATTAGAAGTCAATTGTAGCTTGTATTACGACCATATCAGAATTATATTTTCTTGTTATTGGTTCTGAAAATTTACCAATAGCCACCATAACACCATCAGTATCAAAAATACCTATTTGTGTAAACGCAACTTTATCTTGGTCAGCATTAAAAGTTGGGTTATCGGTCGATATATATTGATTAGGTAGCACGTTACAAGTTAATTGTGTTTTATATATTGTGGCTTTAATATCAGTTTCTATATTACCAAAGAAAAATACCTCATCACCAAAGCTAAAATCTGTGGATGAGATACCAGGTATGGTAATATAATCACTTAAATTATAGATATCCGTCTCACTATTGTCAAGCATATATTGATCAATATTTACTCTAAGAGCTGATATGGTATCTTTTGTTAAAACATTTGTTGATACTGTTTGACCAGCACCAGAATTATCTAAGTAGAACATTGTTATTTCACTACCCTGTGTTGGTGTGAAATTTAACTCAACACGTCTATCGTCAATTGTTTCATTTGTAACAAAAACACCATATGTTGTTGCATTTAATAACATACCTTTATAGAACAACCAAACTGTTGAGTTATTTGGTTGTTTATCCAATTTAAGTGATATCCTGTTAGGTGCTATTGTTGATTTATAAATTGCGTTAGCGTTTGTGTTTGAGTTAATTGTTGCTAATGAAGGTACTGTTATAACTTGTTTAATCGTCTTAGATGTAATACTAGTACCTGTTAAGTAATAAATTTGTAAAAGATCTGGGCTTACACCATAACCTTGTCCAAAAACAATAACCCTTCTATTATTAGGCCCAACAGCGTATGTTGTTGGATATGCATAATACGTTCCGTCACTCAAAGTATCATCCGATGCTTGTGTTTGTACAGTACCGTTAAAAATCACAATTATTTCACCAACTGGTGTATTCCCTAATTCAAAAACATCAAAAACGTTAACATCAATAACCGAATGAGATGCTAATTTATCAACATCGTAATCAAGAATATCAGCGTGTAATTCAAAATTAGTACCGCTTATATTCATAACACCAGTCACACAACCATTTGTACCTAAAAACCCACTCACATCAATATAAGCCCAGTTAGTTGGGTCAGGTTTAATACCAGTTGACGACTTTTGCCACAACATTAGTATTTGATTGGTTTTATAACCAATACCAGTTTCATCCTCATAATCTTTTAAGAATGAAAATTCGGTGTAGTTTGGATCCTCTATTTTTTTATTAAACTGAAATAAAACATCTTTTGGTGTTGTGGTTGTGTTTTGTATTGTTGTATAATCCTCACAATGCATACCAGTTATACCAGCACTATCAATAAACATATACGTTACATACAAATACTCACCTGGCTGTAAAATACCAGTTGTGCTTGTGTTACCACAAACACCTGGTTCTGTTAAATTTAACAGCGGTTTTGGTAATGTCCAGTTTCTGTTTGATTTATAAGATAAAGCTGATAATAGTTCAGGGTCTTCAATTATAACAATTTTTTCATCAACAAAAACTTTACCAACAACATTTTTATCGTTTTCTTGGTCAACAAGATCATAGTATGGGTATTTTGTAAGGCCTAAACCAGCCTGTGTTGTCTCATTTAAATATTGTAGCTGAGTATCAGCCACAAACGTGTAACCAACCGTATCAGCAACACCATTTGTAAATTGTTGTTTATGCCACATTATATGAGGAACTTTAAGTTTAAACGTTGAACGGTAAAAACCTTCACCGTAAAAGTTAGAAACCGTGTTATTTGTATAATGTATAACCCCTATTTTTGAATTGGTGTTGTAATAGTTAAAATTTATTGCCGTACCTAAATAATCTTTTGATACAACATCGTACTTAGATTTGTCGACTGTTGAGTCTAAACCTATTATGTCCTCAATATTAATAATATTCATATTCCAAACAGGAACATCCAGTTCAGATTGTGTATTATTGTTTGAGAAATCTAGTAACCCCCCTTGCCAGTAAGCTATTGGGCTTGCCTGATCATAATAATCTTTAATGGTATCTTTACCAGGGTAAATAAACGCATCAACTTCATAAGAATCAAAGGTTGGTAAATCACGATCAACGATAATTGTGATTGTTGTACCGCTCGTCAAACCAGTTAAATTATATGTGGGTGCACTATTAATAGATTTAATGACGTACATCAAATATTGAACGGGTTCAACTGTTATTTGATCAGCTGGTACTTGTGTTGTTGTATAATTTGTTGTATAACCGCTTGTTTTAAATTTAACAAACAGATAGTCACCCTCTTTTATGGTTGTGTCATATGAAGAATTTATTGTACCACCATTATAAGTTAAATCAAGAGCTGTGGAACTAGTAGCTGTTGTACCAGTTAATGGACCAGCTAACCACAAATTTGAATCAATGCTTATTGTTGAGCCAGTTGTATCATAATTAAAAAAACCTCTTTCTATTGCTGATGCGTAAACCTCATTTGGTATTGCATTAACGATTGTTATTGGGTTTAGAACGTTAATACCGTCATATGTTAATGGTAAGCTCAAACCTAATACATTATCCGATGGTCTTAAAATATTAACATTTGGAAATGAATCGTTTGAATAATCCATTTCGCCATCCCCAAGACCAAAATATGTGAAATTTAAGGTCCCTTCAGCTAGATTTCTCCTACCGTTATTGGTTAATTTAACATTAACTAACGGATCGTTTTTCTTAATTATATAGCTCATTTTTTGTTTTTATATAAATATCGTTATTTTATAAATTTATGGTAGGCTTATGTAATCTCTTGGGTCAACCGTGTCAATTGTTAAATTATTTGCACCGTCAAAGTCAATTTTAACAACTCTACCTTCACTTATATCTTTTAATTTTATTGTTCTTGTTATTAATCTACCAACATTTGTTTTTGTTGACACAAAATACCCATTTTCAATACCATTATCGTTTGTATCAAATAATGCGTAATTATCCATGAAACCTGACTTATATCTACTAAGATTTCTTGTTACATCAGTTTTAACACTAATTGTAATAGATTCTCCGTAATTAACAACAATGTTTTCGTCAAAATATTTATTTTTTGTTAACACCCTATTGTATAAAGTACTATTAGATGTGTTATTTTCAACAATAACAGTAACATTTGAGGCACCGTTTTGGTTAATGATTAATCTAACTTCTGGTTTAAATCCAGTTATTAACTCAACATTTTCAGGTAATGGTGGTGCTGTCATTATTCTAGGTTTTAATTGGTCTAATTTTGTCAAATCAGCTTCAAATAAAACACCAAATATTGTTTTTGCTGTATGCCCACAAGGATTTGTTATGGTTAAACCACCAATAAACTCACCAGTTAACGGTAATCCGTTATCATCTCTTTCATAATAATAGTCCATTATTATGTCATTTTCTATTCTTCTAAATCCAGTTAAACCGTATTCTTTAACACTTCTAAGGTTTGTGTTTTTAGCATCAAATAGTTTATTAACACCGTTTAATAATTTAGCGTTCGTTGTTGCACCACTAAATGTTTGTTCGGTAAATGATGTTTTTAATTTTAAATTCTTATCAAAGAAATATAAATTATTTTTTGTGGTTGTATCAAGTGATTCGATTTTACCTTCATAAATTTTAACTTTACACCTATCTTTTTTAAATGTAAATTTATTAACTAACATAAAGTCACGTTCTTCCCAGTTAGTTGATAGATGAGGTTCTGTTGTTGTTGAAAATGATCCAACCCCATTAACCGTTCTATATAAAACGTTTCTACTAACAGTGTATTTTTTACTGTGATAATTAGAATTACTATTATACGTAGTACCAGTCGCTATAAAACCTAATATACCGTTATCTTCAGTTGTTCTTGCTAAACGGTGGAACATTGGTTGTATATTAAATGGGCCGTTAATGTACATCCAAAGTACTTGGCCACATAATAATGGCGATAAGAAACTTGGGACTACTTGTGTAAGCGTATAACTATTTTGTATTAAATTAGTGTCTTGTGTACCACTAAAAGTCATTAAACTGTCCGTAGTACCCGTGTAATTTAATGTTGATCCAGTAATCCTAAAATAACTTAAAATGTCAGAATTTTCCGATATTGTATTGGTATCTCCAGGTAATGTTGTGTAGAACATATCTGCAATCAATATATTTGTTGACCCAGTAAATGGTAAAGAATAAGTATAACCACCTGAGTTAGCAGTTGTTGGTAATAAATTTTTAACCCTATAAGCCGATGGCCCAAGCGAATATAGATTTGGATTGGTTGTTACACCAGTAATATCTTTAGTCCAAAATGGGTTATTTGCGTTTGCACCAGTTATTGGCATTTCATACCAGCCAGTACCACCTGTTGGTGATGTTCCAGCGGTAGTACCCGTTGGGTTATACCAAAAACTATATTTAGAATCAATCGAAAAATTAGATCCTGGGTAATAAACGATTTCACCAGCAAAATAATCATTTGTTGGGTCCCAGGTTAACGGTTTATTATAAACATATTCATATAAATCATATATTGCTGTTGAACCAGAACCACTAATATAGACTTTAGCAATATCACCTAAATTTAATTTTTGAGTTGGTGATCCGTTTAATAGTATTGGTTCTGAATATCTGTATGGTGCAACATTTGGTTTAACGATTTCATAGTTAGGTAACTTATCGTACCCTATTGGTGTAAATCTTTTTAGATCGTAATTTTCAATAGGTATAAAACAAGTTCTGGCACCATTTGGCCTGTATATTGGGTGTATTTCAAATGTACTTGATGAACCAGATATTTTACACAAATGATCCGCTGTTATATCCTCAATACAAACATATAATCTATCAACATCAATTGTTTCAACTGTTGTACCACTTGTAGTTTCTACAACTTTTCTATAATCATTTAATTTAATTTTAACTATGTCATTTATAACATAGTTATTTACGCTAGAACTAAAATAAGGTACGACTGCTAAAATATCTTTATATAGTTTTGTACCGTAAACACTATTCTCCTTTTTAAAGTAACCGTATGTTGAACCGCTGATTAGTTTATATCTTTTTTTAGAGATTAAACTTTCGGATAAATTGGTGTTAAAATCTAATTGGTTGTAGTCGGCAAGACCCTCATCATATCCAATAAAATCAATGGTTGTACCAGTAACTTCAACATCATTCTTATACAATTTTAAAAAGGTATAATCTAATTTATTAAGGTTAGCGGTTCTAAGTTTTGGTGTTTTACCGATAAAAATACTTTTTGTTATATTAACATTTTCAATTGTTTGTGGTGTGTTACCTAAATAATTACCTGTAGATGTAATCGTGTACGATTTTTCTAACCCAGGAAATGAGTAGTATATTTGAACACTGTCGCTATAATACGTAGGAGTATTCGTTAATTCTTTACCTCTAACTGTTAACTCAAAATCAACATAATCGTTATTAAAGTTTTTTTCGTAAATTGAAACATCACCGATTTGCGAGGTAGCCTTGTTTTTCTCAAAATATTTACCATACAATAAACCAAAATTATTAACTTCATCATACGACTGATTTATATTTAGTTTATGTACAAATTGGTACCTGTCAAAACTATTATCTATTTTAGTTAAGTATCTATCAATTGTGTGGTCATCGTTATAACCAATTGGCTCTATTGATAAAGCATCTTCAAAATAGTGGTTGTTAATTAAACCCCTACCACCATTAAAGTAAACCCTAAATCTAGGGTCATCTAATGAATCGTAGGTGGTTTCATTAGCGTAATCTATATCAATTGTCTCATATCTAGATAGTTTACATGACTTACCTATCGGTTCAATAACCAAATAAACTTTTGTGTCGACAAAAAATACCCCTTCATGTGTAAAATTAACCACTCTAAGTAAACTTTCATCAGCGCCACTAAAATTAAATAATTGCTCATATATTATAACCCCAAATTGGTCCATTAATTTAATTAAAACCGATTGTTGTGTAGCAAATTCTGATTCAAAAAACAGGTCAATATCAAATTTAAAGTACTTATTTTGTTTTATTAAGAAATAACCATTACTTAAACTAATATTACGATTAACAATATTGAAATTTGTATTAAGTGACTCAAAATCAATATAGTTATTTTTGTCTGGAATCAATTCTAAAGATTCGACTAATGTCTGTGTTGCGATTGAATTCTCGTCTGGTGTGTAAAAAGGACCAAGTTTGTCTTCATCTAGTGAGTAAAACCCGTCAAATGATAAAGTATTAGAATCACTTATATATAATTCATCATTTAATAAATTATCAATAACTTTATAGGTTTCCTGATCCGTTGCACCACTATATACTTGATACAAGTATAATGATTTAGTTAAATTAAATGATATTCTATCCGATAAAGGGTTAATTAAATTCTTTTTAAGATAGGCGGAATTTATATGCATATAAGGATCCGTTGTTGTCCTACCTGTATAATGTTGATACATACCAGGAACCACTGTTGTGACTGTTGTACCAGTTGGTGTTGTTGTTGTACCAGTAACGGTATCAAACGTAACTTCATAATAAGTTGAGCTATGTTTTACAATATCACCTTTATAATAAACCACACCGTTTGTCCAAATATTTTCTTTCTGGTATGGTATAATCCAATTAGATGCCGCACCGTACAAAGCATTATTTGGTTTTGTTGTTGCGGTATTTTTTGAATAACCGTAATATTTGGCTTGTTCAATTGTTAAATATTTACCAGATTCATCATAATAATCGGTAATACCAGCTGTAGACATTGATATTGTATCTCCAGTAAATTTAAAATAGCATGTATGTGGTTTTGGTATTGGGCATAAGAAGTCTACGTCAGCTGCTAAATGTGCATGCCCAAAAGATATTGCCTCAATGTAATAATTTCTTTCATCAATTGATGTCGCATCCAATGGAACGCCATCCAATTTTAGATCTATAATTTTATTTGTTGATCCAAAATAACCGCTGTTATAGAATGTTAAATAACCAGTTGTTGATGTAATTGAGCTAGAGTGGTTAACAATACCCGACCCACCACCTTCACTCACTAAAGTTGTTCCAGCTGTTGTTTTACCGTCATGTATCGTTAAATCATCCCCAGTATTTGTTGTAAAAGTTATTTGGTATGTACCAGGACCTTCTGGTAATTTAACAACATGGGTGTTACCCACAATAGGGTCTGGTGTTAATAATATGGTATTTGAATCTTTAAATGTTAATGTTTTTGCATCAGCATCAAAAGGTATGTACTCATATACCATCTCACCATTAACCGTTAATGAATCAGGGGTATGCTTCTGCATTAAAACCAAATCAGTTATTTCAACATCATTCGGAAAATTCCTCATATTCCAAATTGTAAAATAATTTGTTGTAAACGTTAAATCTTTTGAGTATGTTCTCGTTGTACCGCTAAGACCACTAATACCATCTAATTGTGTACCACTTATATAACCATCATAGATAAGTAAATCATCTAAACCTTCTAATGTGAATGTCACCTTATATGTACCAGGGCCATTTGGTAATGTTATCGTATCCGTATCATAACCAGCGTCTAATAAAACATAACTCTTTCTAAACTCTGGATAGGTATTAATCTGAATTGGATTAATGAATAGAGTGTTGGTATTTAATCTATATAATTTATTGTCATATGTGATAAAAGTACCATTTTTTTGCGTTTCAGTAAGTGGTATAACAAATAAATCGGATATGTAACAATCAGAACCGTAGTTAAGATCATTATAAAACGATAGTGAGCTTGTACCAGCTGTTACTACTGAACTATAAGTAAGCGTAGAACCTGAGGTGTATGGTAAATTAGCCAATAACGGGCTACCGTTATTTGGACCATTATAAACAACAAGATCATCGTTGCTCGTGTATTTAAATGTAAGTAAATAATCACCTGATCCAGGTAATGTAATTTGTTTACTAATTGGGTAATAATTAGGCCCCACGGTGTTATCACCTATACCAAATGATGGTACGTTACCTTTATTTACATTTCCGTAATATAACAAATCGTTACCAAAATCTAAGCCATCTTCCCATTTATATATTTGTACATCTGAATTACAAGCATCTTCTATACCATAGTAAAAACCGAAATATTCATTAATAGTCGGATCGTATCCAATGTAGTTTTTACCTTTAAAACCTTCAAATGTAAATGTTGAGGATTCCCCAACAATTGGTAATTTATTGGTACCAATTGGATTAAATGGGTTTGTTAAACCTTGGTTAACAGGTCTTTTTGCTAATTCCTGAAATTCAGAACCATCTGTACCTAACCAACTAACGCTATTGTTTAAACCATGTTTATAGATAAATTTATTATCCATAAACTTAGAGTTCTGTATTTTCTTACCCGCATTTAATATTGTTGTTGCTGGTGTAAATTGTTGAACTAATTTTACCCAAGATGAGTCAAAATAACTTAAGAATTCTAAATCTTTTGTGTTTGTCATTGGTGACGAAACGGAATTTAGATAGTCGTAATATATTTTTGTTAGCGTTGGGTATGTTTTAATTGTTTTTCTGTTATCTGGCTTGATGTAATTATCAAGTGATTTTTGTAAAAACTGGTTAAAAGTTAAATCACCACCATTAATTGTTGGTACAAAAGCGAAGTTTAAATCACTATTAATATCAACAGCATTTCTATTGTAATATCTATAAACAGATAGATCAAATATCTTATCTGAAGCTAAATAAACCTCTAATTCCTTAGAGTTAATAACTAATTTAGAGTGTGGTTCATAGTATTCAGTATACCCAACAGAGTCTTCTGATAACCTTAAAACCTCTTCAGTGCTATAAACCCAAGATTTTACGTTATCGGTATATCTATCAACCGTAAACATACTCACACCACCTCTTTTTTCAAAAGCTTGTATGTACTGTTTACCGAAATCATATGGTCCGAAATTTTTACCGTCATTTGTTGTTGTAAACCCACTTTCTTGGTACCTAACATCATGCGGTACTGTTGGATAACCATCTTTATCAAAAGGTAATAATGTTAGTAACGTTTCATCTGAATAAGCCCCACGGTATATTTCAAAGGATTTGTCTGTGAAGTTAACTGGGTTTCTCGCAATGTATACCTTTTCATCTATTTCAAAAATAGAATCTGGTAAACCAACTAAATTTAAAATAAACTCAATTGATTTTCTGGTTCCCTTTGATTTCCACAGATAATAAGCGTTTATAAAGATTCTTCTCCATAGCTCAATGTCAATTTCAGCTGGAGTTAACCCAGGTTCAACATTAAGATCCTTAATGTTGAATAGGGATTCGATGATAGTGTTCTCATCCTCAACATTATAGGTCTCAAAACCCAACATGTTACCAAAATTTTTAACCAACAAATCTGGAATGTTCTCAATTTTGTCATAAGTTAAATTTGTCATGAAGGTTATACCATCAATGTATTTTCTTATGTTATCGAAATTCCTACCAATGAGACTAAACATTAGATTTATTTTTCTATCATCGGTGTCAAACTCCTTTAAAGAATCTGTTGTTAAAAATCTGGTAATCAGATTTGTTTTTGTTGCATCAAAATCATCCGATATCTGATTTAATTTTGTCAAATAAGCATCAAAATCTGTTGTAAAAATATCGATGTTAGTTTCATCTAATTGTGGGAATACCAGGTGTTCTTCTGTGTTTAATCTTGCACCAGAATCTGTTACTTTTGTATACCTAATAACCGATGAATAAACTTTTAGATCATAGTTATAATCCATCAAAAATTTACCCATGTCGGATAAACTATTTTGGAATTCATCGAATTTTTCTAACGAAGGTTTTAACCAGAATGTTGTGTTAACCGTTTGGTTATTATTAACCACACTACCAAATGGGTTACCCTGTACAACCAAATATATACCATTATCGGTATCAGTTTGTGAACTAGGTAATGTTACATTTAATATTTTATATTCTGTGTCATTAAAATAAACAACAAAGTCGCTATAGCGTTTAGAAAAGTTCCTAACTGGATTTATATTTTCTTCGTCAGTAATAGTTGTACCAGTTGCTGTAAATTCAACGCCAAAAGGGTTATCAATGTTATTTAAGTTTATCTTAAATTCAGAGGTATCTTTGTTACTGTTGTAACTATAATCTGTTACTGTTGGTGATAACAAACCCAAAACATTTAATTTGATTGATGCTGGGTATTTTTGTGATATCTCAACAATAGTATTTTTAACCGTTTCTTTTAGTGGTGAATATAAAACATAATTTTCAAGTTTTTTCTTATCAAAAAGAATGGTTACTGTTAAATTGTTTTCAATCTTAGCGTTAATAGATTCAACTAAATTAGTTGATGACTGTGTATTCCTGTTTGGGTTTAGGTTATTAATCGATTGAGCTGTGTATGATCTTGTTTCAGGACTAATATTTGCGGTTTTACCCTCAACTGGTCTTTGTGAAACACTTGTATTAATCGAAAAATTACCTAAAGTAAAGAATGGGTCACCAGAAATCTCATTATTATTGTTTGCAAATTGCAAACCAACCGCTTTATCACCAATGTTACCCCTTCCAGATATAGCATTTGGGACACCTTGTCTTTTTACAAATCTTAGTGCCTGTTCATAGGCCAAATACGTTGCACAGGGCACATATTTATTTTGCCCATTAATATTATATGTTCTGTATCCATTACAGCCTAGACTAGCCGAAGCTGCAAGAGCCGCTTCTGGTGTATCGTATAAATCAGCTATTAACGGTGTGTTTGAGTAACTAAGATTAGCCATTATTTCCTACTATGTTGTTTAACCCTTTTGTTGTGTCTATATTATTTCTTCTTGTTCTAACTTCATACAATTTATTGTCTGTAGTATCTTTAATCTCATATAAATCATATTGAGCATAAATGTTACCATCAAAATCATACAAGGTATAGATACCATCTTCCATTGATTTGGTTTGATCTGAGTATAAGGCAATTGCCAAACTTTCAGCGTCATAATTAACTAATTCAACCTCAAGTATTTGTGGTGTAAAACTAGTGTTTGTGATTATAACATTTTGACCCTTGTAACCAATAAATGGTGTTGCCGTTGGTTTAAAACTTGGGGCAGCGTTTGGTGTTACTGTGCAAAACAACAGGGATCCAACATTATTGTAAGTATATTTAATTGTTTTTACCGAGCTATTCGGTGTGTCAACTTGTACTGGTTCAACAATAAAAGATGACGTTACAATTCTATAGATATTTGATTGTTTACTACCATTTTCATTTAAGTATTCAACCCTATACCCGTCTAAACCGTTATTAGTAAACTTACTTCTAAATTCAGTGGGTACATTTGTTGTGTTAAAAACAAGGCCCTTAATATCTGGGAATGTTGCCAATTCAGCACAATCCTCAATCTGTAATCTTATTTGAGCTGGTCTAATGTAAACGGTATAAAAACCTTTTGCATTAAAAACAGTTTTAGGTAACTCTAAATTATACATACCACCTAACACCTCAAGTGGGTTAGTTGGGTCAAGTACCTGTTTCATAACATCGGTACCCTTTAATTTTGTAATTGTTTGGGTTTCAGTTGCATTTCTTGTTTTACTATATAAAACAATAACTTCTATATCTGAAGGGTCAACATCCGCTGGTCTTTTAACACCATATACACCAATTGCCATATTTATTGATCTTTAAAATTATATCC